CCACCGATAGACCCGCCGGCTTCTTGGCCCACGAGCACAAGATCCGAAACCTGCCGATCGGATTTTATCTCTGACGTGATAACCGTTTTAGGATTGGCATTGAGTCCGCTCGACGTTTGGCGGATTGTCTTGAATGCCGGACTCGCGGGAGTGACGGCAAACGTCACCTCCCTTATACGACTCAGTTTTGTTCTGTTGGTTGATTGGAGGTCGGCCATCGTGATTTCTCCACGGAGTTAGGATCGCCGGATGGGCGTCTGAGAGTGATTGAAATTTGAAGATCGAATTTATTCGACGTGTTGCCACGTCTGGCGCTTACGAACCGCGCTGATGATTGATGGCGATACGCCATACTCTTTAGCCAGAGATTTACCGGTCTCGCGCTTTCCGAACTTTCCTGCGAGCCGAAGCCGGATATCTCGCACGGATTCTTCATTTAGCTTTGCGGTTCCGACACCGTTGCCGCGCAACCGATGGATCGGTGGCACCTCAATATTGGAGATATCGACTTCTATTTCCGGAACATGCGGCCCATGTCTCTCGGTAGAAGATAGAATCGGCATTCTGCTTTGTAATGCCGAAGACTTTCGCGACCTGAGTGCCGGAATATCCTGCGGCGCGAAGCGCTCTAACAAATGGAATATCAGCAGCCGCAAGCTTGGCCGTGGGAGATTTTTCTCCTCTATGGGCATCGCCATTTAGCTGGCGCTGTTTCTCGGTGTGGGGTCTGCCGCTATTTGCGGCACCTATCTTTTGCTTAGTTTCTTCTGACATTCGCTTGCCCATTCGGGCCGCGCTCATTCTCTTCTTTGTGTCTGGAGGCGCTTGCCACCCGAGCGCGCCGCCCCCACCTATCGCTAAGTTTAACAAATTGCAGCCAATTGACCGGAAATAGGCAATCCAGAACTGCTCTGCTTCTTCCCAATCATAACCCGGCGGACACGCCTCGATTTCAAACATCTCGGGTTGCGAGCCCTTCCTGAGAAGCGCCCCTATCCAGTCCGCGCAAGGTCTACGAACACCACGGCGCGCATCACCCAGGTGCGCATCAAACCGGCGTCGAAATGTCGTTGCTGTCTTGCCGATATAACGCAGATGCCCCGTGAAAGGGTCAGCGAGGCCGTAAATTACGGTAGTTCGGGTCATATAGGGCAGCTAGATGATTTGCGTCACGCAAACAAGTCACAATAGTAAGGGCACGAAGACGAGATTATAAACCTCCCGCCGACATAGTTCGAATTGTCGATCACGCCCGGACTCGGCGCGTAGGTAGTGACGCCGCTGAACTGCTTCCCGCGGAAGATCGCGCGCAGCAGATCAATCCATGCGAGAGGTTGGCTAATCCCGCCGCCGGTCGGCGAGCTCAGAACAATCCGGAATGCGCCACTCTCGCGAAATACGTTATTGCCAGGCGACCCGATCGTAATCTGGTTTTCGACGGAGACCGGATACTCGATCGTCACGTATGGCGAGCCATCGCCCGTTCCGAGCCCGGATGAATCGTCATCAACGATCGGCGTTAACGTCCAATTCGCGGCTAGTCTCGCAGCAACTGCATCAATCACCGTTTTGCCGGCCATGCCTCTATGACCCCAGCGTTATCGTGATTGCGGGTGTGCGGTGCGCGGAAGCGTCGGCAAATGGCACGCGATACCCAAAGCTGATATTGACTTGGTTGCCGAATTCCAACTGCGCCAAGGTGGCGACCGCTTCGAACACGCCGTGCGGCGCTTGCTTTGATTCCGGCGGCTTGGTTTCACCTTCGATCTTGCCGGCATAGGCGACGATCGAGAGAAAAACGAAACTTAACGCCTGCGGGATGGTGCCGCTGGGATCGATCTCGATGCCATCCGCATAGAGCTTGAACGAACTTTTAAATTTGCCGCTCCATACCGGAGCGAATTGCTCCAACAATCGCGCGATCCACGAGAAGATGTCCGGCAGAATATTGAAAGAATACTCAATCGTCCCGTCCGGCTTAACCATGTCCTCGTCGGCACCAAGCGCCCCGTCAACGCTGGTCGTATGTTCCGGGACGAACCCCAGCGCATCGGAATTCGTCTTTTCGGCATCAGCCAATGTCTCGCGCGCGAGCATTGCAAGCGTTGCGCTCATGGCCTCCGGTGAAAGCTCTTCTTCGATTATGGCCGTGATATCGAGTTCGATCGGCTCAATTGTTGCTTCGAAAAACATCAGCCTGAAACGCGCATATTGATGCGGACCAGTTCCCCATTGATGAATTTCGGATCCGAGAACGATACCGCTTTCGGCGGCTGCCCGCGCATCAGAACCTTATCGGTCGGTCCGGCGCGCGGCACGCGCTGATCAAGATTGAACGGCGGCAGCGCCGGAACTGAGCCGCCAGGCCATTGCGCATTGTTGATCTGCGTCGGCGAGATGATGACATTCAAGTCCGTGGCCGGAATTCCGGCCACGAGCTGCGTATCGGTCACCGCGTTAACGCGCGCGCGACACATCACATCGATATTGACTTGGTTCGGTGCCGATCCAACGGTGCGGCGAAGAATGACATCCTCGCCCGTTGCGGACAGAGCGCCATCAAGCGCCGCAATAAGTGCGGACATTACTGAGCCTTCAAAGAGACGCCGTTGACGGTCAGATTTTCCGGCTTATCGGTGGCGAGACCAACCGTGAGAGTCTGGTCAAGCGGCGGCGACTGACCGGACGATGCCGACGAGTCGCCTGAAGTAGGGGCTCCATTTGACCCCTCTTTCAGATCGGCGAGGAAATCATTGATCTCGTCCAGTTCTTTGCCGGTTTCCGCCAAAATACCATGCGCTCCGGCAAAGACTGCCGTTCTTTCGGTGTCAGCCGCGCCAATTGCGTTGGCGAGTTTTTCCGAGTCCGCCTCGAGATTATGCCGAAGCAGATCCATGGACTGGCGCAGTCCCTTGAGTTTCGGCGTCATGTCGACTCCATCAAGCAAGTTATATTTTTCAATTATTTGAATGCGAAGCTTTGCGTGCGCTATCGTGACGAATGCCGTTAGGCGGTCCATCTCATCGGACGGAAGCGCGAAGGCTCGCAGTGGTGTTCGCGTAGGTACCTGTGCTCACGATGAATGCGGCGAGTTGGTCACCGAGAACACCATCCAAAACACCTTCCGATGCGAGATCGGAATATGATGCGACTGTCTTGGAAAGAAGACCGCTCAAGTTAGCGACCTTAACGACGCTCGCGGTCGTGAAATCAAACCGCGCGCAATATCGCCACGACGTACCCGAGTCGAAACTTGTTGCACAAATTAATGATGCGGTTGATCCGCCGGACCCATATTGAAAATTGGCTTCCAGATTGCATGCCAACATTCCGCCCAAGCCGGTGATCGGCGTAAGCAGGCTGAGCGATCGCGCGGCCGTCAATTGCAGCCCAGCAAGCAAGTAGACGCCCGGATTATTCATGTTTTGAACCTTATTTCGATCTATTTTCAGGCTAGGCGGGCCGCTCTAACTCGTGATGTTCGCGCATCGGAACCCTTCCCCGGCTGTCAAGACCTAGTTTTGAGGGCCAACGTGGGGTAGCGTTCGGGGACGAAGGCTATCGTATTCCTATTGTCGTTTGCGCTTACAGCGCTCTCGTTTCCCATAGTGGTCAACCATCACCTGCGGAACGTGTATCGACAGACCTTAGCGCATTGGCTTTCCAAGGTAGTCCCGCCCCCAACCGTCTTTATCGGCGACAGCATCATGACCGGCGGGATGTGGTTCGATGACATCAGGAATATCAACTTAGCTTCGAATGGCCTGATCACTGATCAGATCGCAGGAAATCTGACACTCGCTCAGGCTTACCACCCCAAGCGCATCGTCATCATGGCAGGGCATGAACGATGCGATTCGCGGCTTTGATGCAGACAAGATCCGCAATCTATGGGAAACGATCTGCAAGGAGCCAACGATCGTCGTGACCCTTGTCTCGCCGTCCAAATGGGATGAACTGAACCGCAAGATTGAGCAGATCAATCGCATTGCCGTGGAAAGCTGCCCCGACAAACCTATCGTGTCTCTGGACATCGCCGACGACAACGGCAGGATCAGGTCAGAATTTGCCTCAGACGGAGTTCATATCGGACCAAAAGGCTACGAGCGATGGATTGCCCAGCTAAGCCGCTCGCAGCCGTAGCCTAAGCGGCGCGACCGCAACCGGAACCGCTGGTGGGATTCCTTGGTCCATCGTGAACTCAACAGTTATCACCGCATTGCTTCCGTTCGCGCTAAATATCGGACCTGAAAATGATGCGCCCGGCGACCATACCTGCCCCACGGATGTAAGATCGGGAATGCTGTCAGAGCCCTGCGCTCCCGATGCCGTCGAGATTCCATTGATTGTGCGAAGGCCACCATTCACGCAGGCTATTGTCGGTGGAAACGTATAGGTCGAATAGTCAGCCTTAAGCATTGGCCAGTTGTCAAACTGGCTTTCGTGAAAGGTGACTGATGCTGGTGTCGTTACGTTGAGCTTTACTGTCACCAGTCGGCCGATGACGCTCGGCCTCGCCTTAACGGTCGTACCAGTTCCGTCCGCCGTGTAAGCCCGCTTGCTGTAGGAATAGAGCGGGATACGCGCTGTTGCCTGATTCCAGTCTTCCAGTTCCGGGGCCGTCCCGGTGCAGTTTCTCATGGTGAAGTCGGGGCACGAATGAGCGAACAATCTGGCTACAGGAGTAAACGGCCAGTTCGTTGTGTTTGCAAATTGCACATAGCAATAAGTTCCGTCTTCATACACGTCTGAGATTCGATCGATGTATTTGTCATCGAAGGTGATCCAAGTACCCGGCACGAACAATCGGGTGATATTTTGTTGACCTTGCCCGCCCGCGCTGTCGTTGCTGGATTTCAGGAACTTCAGGACGCCGCTAACGAAAACATAATAGTCGCTAGCGTTCTGTACGGAACCCGGACCCGACGACCCTCCTAAATCGCTGGTGCTCGCGCCGCCACGCTGGAATGCGGTGATATCGGTGCAACCATTTAGAACGATGCGATCTGTTCTACCGTAGGCAGAAACGCCGCAAATTATTATTCCGCTGCCACCAAAGGCAACGTTATTTGCTTCTGTGTACTTGGCAGTTTCGAGTTGGTTGATCGTCCCGCCGTTTAAGATCATGCGATTTGGCGATGCGGACTGTTGTTGGAGGATGTTGATCGTGGAGTTGTTCCACGTCACCTGATTGACCATCTTGTCGATTTCAAGAGACTGCGGATAAACGCAGTTGTTGATCTCGACGATATCGTTTTGCGTCGGATAAAGACCCGGCCCGCTCATGATGAGATTGTTGAGCGTCTGATTCCGCATGTGCGTGGCGCACTGGTTATGCGGACTATCAATCGTCATGTTCTCCAAGGTGACGGTGTTGTTGTAGCCGTCAGGAGCTACCCAGATTGTTGCCGGGCCGCCTTGGTCGGAACCGAAAATCGTGTTCTCGGTGCCCCATCGGGGATAGGTGCTTTTATACGCCTGCGTCAGAGGATTTTGCAGCGTGACTTGGCCGGTGCCAGAATTGTAGGCCGTTATGACGTTCCACTCGAAAAAGAAACTGTTCGGCGGATAACCGAAGAACGACTCGTAAAGGCCCTGCATATCGTAAGCAGCGATCAGGCAAACCCGACCGACGACAATGCGAGCGCCGTAGGCAGTTGGATCGACCAAAAGAACCGAAGTCGCGCCAGAGGCTGCCGTCTGCAATCTGGCGCTGTTGCCTCCCGCATTGTTTAGACCTGCGTTCGCAACGATGGCGGGGTCTGTACCAAACCGCATCTCGGAATTGTTGAACTGCATCAACTTGCAATTGGCAGCGGTGCCAGAGAGACCTGAAACCTTGACGCTATTCAACACGTTGTAATGCATGGCCCCGCCGGCAAACGTATCGCTCCTGAACGCATAAGACCCGTCAGGAATTTGTAGGATCGGGATGTCCACTGGGTTGGTCTGCGTTTGCGCGTAGGCTCGCCATGAACCACTCACACCAGTAAAGGCGTTGGTATTATCAGTGCCCCACAGGATGTCCGACGAAGCGGAGGCAAGCGAGAACGTTATGTTCGGAGTTATAGTAATGGCGTTTGCACTGGACCGTGCAGAGATCGCGCCGAAATAGTAATTGTTTCCGGACCAGATCGCGATGGCTTTGCCGACATCGCCAGTGACGAAGCTTCCCGAAACAACTGACAGCGCCCCGGTGCCAGAGGTAATGGTTGCTATTAGTGTCGAGCGCTGACCGTCGCCGACGCCTCCAAAATCAGAAACAAAATTCTTGGTCGGCATTACAACATCGCTGCGTAGGAAAGACCATTTCCAGAGTTGTACAATGCCGCGACATCTGAAGCAGAGAGAATACGGCCCTTCCAGAAGCCGCACTGATCAACAAGGCCAGCACCCATGAACCCGCCGGCTATCTGGCCAATACCCAATGGCGCGGATGCACTTGAATTCATCGTACCGCCAACTGCGGGACTTCCAGATGTTGAGTCCACACCATTGACGTACAATTTGCAAACACCCCCAGAAACATTGAACGTTCCGATAAGATGAACCCAAGCACTTGTTGTGCACGTAACCGTGGAGTCGCAATCAGTCTTTGTGGTGCTCGTGTTGAACAGGGTAAAGGACCATACATTAGACGCTACAAAGCGAGAGCCAAGACCCCATTCACGCTGACCGAACGCGTTATTATCCTTGTTGAATATAGTCTCGCCGCCGGGCGAGACCGATGTCATATTGACCCAAGCCTGTACAGAGAACGACGATCCGGCATTTAGTATATTGGTGTTACTGACAGCGGAGAGACCGTCTGTCGTGCCGTTGA